TCCCCAAGAAGCATTTTTAAGAGCGGCAAAAGCCTATTCTGATAATGACGAAATGGCACAAAGAATTTATGATTATTCATCTAAATTATGGTTTATGTATTCTACGCCGATATTAAGTAATGGCGGAACAGAACGAGGTATGCCTATATCATGTTTTTTAAACTATGTTGGAGACAGTAGAGAAGGATTAACTGATCATTATACTGAAAATGCTTGGTTAACATCTATTGGTGGTGGCATTGGTGGATATTGGGGTGATATTAGATCTGATGGAACTAAAACATCAGGTGGATCTCAATCATCAGGAACTGTACCTTTTTTAAAAGTGGTAGATTCAGAAATTATGGCATTTAGCCAAGGTAAAACTAGAAGAGGTAGTTATGCCGCATATATGAATATATCACATCCAGAAATATTAGAGTTTTTAGATATAAGAAAACCATCAGGTGGAGATATACATAGAAAATGTTTAAATCTACATCATGGTATAAATATTACTAATGATTTTATGGAACTTATTGAAAAATGTATTCAAGAGCCAACTTATGATGATACTTGGAATTTAATAGATCCACATACAAAAGAAATTGTTAGAAAAGTTTCAGCTAGAGATTTGTGGTTAAAAATACTTGAAAACAGAGTAGCCACTGGTGAGCCCTATATATGTTTTATTGATCATATCAATGATGCATTACCTGAAACACAAAAGAAATTAGGATTATCAGTTAGACATTCAAATTTATGTACTGAAATTACTTTACCTACTAATGAAGATAGAACAGCAGTGTGTTGTTTGTCTTCTGTTAATTTAGAAAAATATGATGAGTGGAAAAACGATAAATTATTTATATCTGATATAGTTAGGTTTTTAGATAATGTATTACAAAGTTTTATTGAAAATGCACCTGATAGTGTATTTAGAGCAAAATTTAGTGCAACTCAAGAAAGATCTATTGGTCTTGGCGCTATGGGTTTTCATGCTTATTTACAAAAAAATAATATTGCATTTGAATCTGCTATGGCAAAAGCTAAAAATAAGGTAATGTTTAAACACATAAAAGAAGAAGCAGTAAAAGAATCTCAAAGATTAGCTATAAAAAGAGGTGAAGCTCCGGATATGGAAGGTACTGGAATGAGAAATGCTCATTTACTTGCTATCGCTCCTAATGCTTCAAGTTCAATTATTTGTGGAACTACTTCACCAAGTGTTGAGCCTTTTAGGGCTAATGCTTATGTACAGAAAACTATGTCTGGTTCTTTTTTAGTTAAGAATAAATTTTTAGAAAAACTATTAGAGACAAAAGGTATTAATAACGAAAAAACATGGACTTCAATTTTAGGTAATAGAGGTTCTGTTTTACATATTAAAGAACTATCAGCTTGGGAAAAAGATGTATTTAAAACTGCAATTGAAATTAATCAAAGTTGGATTATTGAACATGCGGCTGATAGACAAGAATTTATTTGTCAAGGTCAATCATTAAATGTATTTGTTCCTGCTGATGTTAATATTAAAGAGTTACATGATACACATATGTTAGCCTGGAAGAAAAAATTAAAGACTTTATATTACTGTAGAAGTGAAGCAATTAAACGTGCTGAACTAGTAAGTAAAAAAGTTGAAAGAACAATAATACCTGAAGCTGATTGTTTAGCTTGTGAAGGTTAAGGAATAATTATGATTAAAAAAAAATTAACTATAACACAAAAATATCGTCAACTTAAAAAACAGACAGAACAAGCTGGAATGAAAGTTAAAGAAGAAGATGGTAAAATTGTTGTTACTGGAAAACCAAAAAGGAAATAAATGAGTTTATTTGATACTAGAAATTATTATAAGCCCTTCGATTATGAATGGGCGTTCGAAGCATATGAAACAATGCAGAAGATGCATTGGCTTCCTAGTGAAGTACCATTGCATGAAGATGTAAGGGATTGGAATGAAAGATTAACTGAGGAAGAAAAGAATTTAGTATCCCAAATATTAAAATTTTTTACTCAAGGTGATGTAGATATTGCACAAGCATACTTGGATAGATATATTCCAAAATTTAAATCTCCTGAAGTAAGAATGATGCTTGCATCTTTTGTTTCATCTGAAGCTAATCATGTTCATAGTTACTCATTATTAAATGATACTATTGGTGAAACACAATTAACTAATTTTAAAGCATTTCAAGAATATAAAGAAATGGCTAATAAACATGAATATCTTTTTAAATCTAAGGGTAAAGGTACTCAAGGCTTAATAAGAGATATTGCTTGTTTTTCTGCATTTGGAGAAGGTTTACAATTATTTGCATCATTTGTAATGCTTTTAAACTTTCAAAGATTTGGAAAAATGAAAGGCATGTGCCAAATTGTTACTTGGTCTATTAGAGATGAAACACATCATGTTGAATCAATGATTAAATTATTTCATACATTAGTAAAAGAAAATCCTGAAGTATGGACAGAAGATTTTAAAGCTGAATTATATCAAACATGTAGAGATATGGTTGAACTTGAAGATAAGTTTATTGACCTAGCTTTTGAGATGGGTGGTATTCGTGGATTAAAATCTGAAGAAGTTAAACAATACATAAGGTATATTGCTGATAAAAGATTATTACAATTGTCTTTAAAACCAAATTATAAAATTAAAGATAATCCATTAAGTTGGCTTGACTGGGTAATTAATGGTGTCGAACATACAAATTTTTTTGAGAATAGGGCTACTGAATATAGTAAAGGTTCTATTACTGGTAATTTGTGGGGTTAGCATATGAAATTTATATTAACTATGTATATTTGTTCTGCTATTGCACAACAATGTAGTCCAGGAATAATAAAACCTGGTCAATATAATGATTGGAATGATTGTTTACAAAAAGGTTATTTTGAATCTAAATTAATATTAAATGAATATACAACTGAAGAAATTAATGAATATCAAATATTAACTAAATTTTCATGTATAGAACAACCTGGTGAGAATACTTAATTATGGCAGAATATCAAGGTAGAAAAGTTACTTTGAACAAACCAATGCGTGGTGATGTAAAAAAATTTAAAGTTTATGTTAAGAACGCAAAAGGTAATGTTGTAAAAGTAAATTTTGGTCATGGTGGAACAACAGCTAAAGCAGCTGGTCAAAAGACTATGAGAATAAGAAAAAACAATCCTGGAGCAAGAGCTAGTTTTAGAGCAAGACATAATTGTGCTAATCCTGGTCCAAAAACAAAAGCAAGATATTGGTCTTGTAAGAAATGGTAAATAAAATGGCTTATAAAAGAAAAAGTAGTGTTAAGAAAAGTGCAGGTAAGGCTAAACTTACTGCAAAACAAATGAAGCTTCCAAAAGCTTTAAGAGATAAAATATTGGCTGCTAAACGAAAAGGCAAATAATGGCTTATAAAAAGAAAAAGGGTTCAGCAGGTAAAGCTTGCTGGGCAGGTTACCGAAGAGGTAAAGGTAATTCTTGTATTAAAATGAAAAAGAGAAAATAATGATTAAAAATTTTAAAGACATTGTAATTTTATTAATAACAAGTGGTGTTCTAATTTTATTAGGAATTATTATTATTGGAGATTATTATGTTGCTTTACAAGAAAATAGACCTGTTGATGAAAGTATAATAACACTTATGAAAATGTCAGTTACTGGATTAATTGGTGTTATAGGTGGATATATTGGAGGAAGTAAAACGTGAATAAATCAAGATGTTGTTGTACAGTAAGAAGTACAAGAAAAAGAAAAATGACAATAAGAAGGAAAAGAAGAAAATAATATGATAATAGAAAATAAACAAGAAGAAAATAAATCAATAGTAATTAATGATAAAAAATATTATGAAAAGGATTTAAACGAAAATATGAGAAATAGTTTAATTGCCTTATCAACACAAAGAACTAACAAAGCAAGATTACAAATTGATGTTAATAATGCTGATATTTTAATTGTGCATCATGCTAAAGTAGTTGATGATGAACTTGCTAAAATCAAATCTATTGATTAAGGAAAAATAAATGTCTATAAACGATGATGTATATTCAAGAATGCTGAAACACCGTGCATTACTTACTCTTTACGAAAAGAGATTGGATACTGAAATTGATAAAATTTTAGCGTCACACAAAATAAGATTACAACGAATTGTAGCATTATCTGGTACAACAAATATAAATGTTTTAACTAGAAAATTAAATACTGAAATTCGTTTAACTTATAAAAAAATATATAAAGAGGGTATTAGTGAATTAAATAAATTAGCTGGTGTAAGCGCTAGATTTTATAAAAGTGTTTTTGCTAAAGCCTTAACAAATATTTATAAAGCTAAAGGTGTAAAAGATACTTTAAAGGTTAATGATTTAATTATTAGATCAAATGGAACCTATAGTCAACAATTAGCATCTATAAGTATTTTAGAACAAAGAAGAATAAAAAGTATAGTTAAAACTGGAATGATTCAAAATAAAGCTATGATAAATATAGCTCAGGATTTAGGTAAAAGTGGATTATTAGCTTCTACCGCACAATTAAAAACATTAACAAGAACTGCAATAACTGAAACATCTAATTTTGTATCAAATACAACATATAAATTAAATGATGATGTTGTTCAAGGTTACCAATATGTGGCTACCTTAGATAGTAGAACTAGTTTAATTTGTGGAAGATTAGATGGTAAAGTTTATTCATTAAGTAATAAAAATGCACCACAACCGCCACAACATTTTAATTGTAGATCAACAACTATACCTGTAATAAAAAGTACTAATCAATTATTAAATACAGATAATAATAGATTACAAAAACGAAAAATTGCTGGATTATCAGATAGTCGTCGTGCCTCTATCAATGGTCAAGTACCAGGTAAAACAACTTATCCGGAATGGCTATCAAGTCAACCGAATGAAGTTAAACTGGCTGTATTAGGAAACCAAAAAAGAGTTACTTTGTTTAACTCGGGAAAAGTTAAATTTTCTCAATTTTCTAATAAAGATGGTAAATTAATTTCGTTAAAACAATTAGAAGAATTATCAAATTAATCTTTTGTTTTTAAATTAAAATATAACTAAGGCCGTGTCCAAAGGAAAAATAAATGTCAGAAAACATTGAAAACAATACTCAAGTAAAAGAAGAAACAGCAGATGAAACTAAACAACCGGATGTAAAACAACTGGTTGATCAAGAGGTTTCAAAAGCTATATCTAATATCAAATCAAATTTAGATAATGCATATAAAGAAAGAGATGAAGCTTTAAGTCAAATTGAGAAAATTAAAGTAGAGAAAAGACAAGCTGAAATTTCTAGCCTTGAACAACAAGGTAAACACTCTGAAGCTATGCAAATGAAACTAAATGAAATGAACGCTAAACTTGAGGCTTATGAACAAAAGAACATAGAATTGAGCAGAGATAATGCCGTGCGTACTCAGCTTAACTCTTTAAACTTCAAATCGGAAAAAGCCGCTAATATGGCCTATTCAGATATTGTAAAAAGTTTAAAGAAAGATGCTTTAGGAAATTGGGTGAATGAAAACGGAGCTAGTATTGATGAGACAGTGTCAAATTATGCTAAGGACGATAATAATGAATTCTTATTTTCTGTTAAAGCAAACATGGGATCTGGAATAACTCCAGCCAAACCAAGTACAGGAACTACTCCTGTGTCATCTATAAAAGATATGACAACTGATGAAATGCTTAATGCTGTTAGCAAAGGGCAAATCAAGGTTGCCGGAGATTGGTCTCAATAAGACCTATCTTTTATAATAATAACCGCACAATTATGTGCTTTAAATAATAAAAGGAAAATAAATAAATGACTGTAATAAGTTCAAACTTTAATAACATTGCAAGAGCAATTTCTGCTTACGAACAAGCTGGAAGAGCAGATGCTGCGTTATTAACATCAACTGCTATGGTTGGTTCTGACGCAAGAATCAATGATTCAGGTGAAAATTACACTGGTACATTAAGATGGTTAGATTTTACTGATCCAACTACTTTTAATAAACAGAACGAAACTGCTACTGATGTTGCTATTAATGAAATGGCAGTATCAAATAAATCAGCAGTATACATCAAAAATATTGATCATATTGCTGCACAAGAAATGTCAGTTCAAAGACTAATTTCAAAAGTTGATGGATTATCATACTTAGGTTCTCAATTTGCTTCAGTTAGAGCAAGAAGAGAAGATCTACAATTAAGA